TGCTCGGGTAAAAGAGGTTACTGATGCGTATAGAGTTTGTTTTGCCTTACCCGCCGACGGTGAACACCTACTGGCGACGTCGTGGCAGCACATATTTTGTATCAAAAGCCGGTGAGCGTTATCGCCGGGATGTGGCACTTATTGTTCGCCAGCAGCGGCTGAAATTAAACCTGTCCGGAAGGCTGGCGATAAAGATTATTGCCGAGCCACCGGATAAGCGCCGCCGTGACCTGGACAATATTCTGAAAGCGCCGCTGGATGCGCTGACGCATGCGGGGGTGCTAATGGACGATGAGCAGTTTGATGAAATCAATATTGTACGTGGTCAGCCAGTATCTGGTGGACGGCTGGGTGTGAAGATTTACAAAATTGAGAGTGAGTGAGCGTAAATATGATATATCCGGAAATTACAGGCAAAAGCGGCGAACATTTACGCCTGAACACGCTGGAAGCAGTCTGGATCCAGGGGAAATTACGGATGTGGGGGCGGTGGTCGTATATCGGTGGGGGTAAATCCGGAAATATGTTTAACCGGTTACTGGTTTCGAAAAAGCTGACGAAAACAGCAGTTAATGAGGTTTTACGCAGCATGAAGAAATCCGGGCTGGAAAAACCGGAACTTGAGGCATTTTTTCGGGATATGACCAGAGGGAAGCAGAAGAGCTGGTTGTCACATTGTACAGACACAGAGGCGTTGATTATTGATCGCGTTATCAGTGAGGTGCTTGGGGAATATCCCGGGCTAATCAATATTCTCCGGCAAAGGTACGAAGGACGGGGAATGAGTAAGAGAAAAATGGCAGAATGTTTAAATCGTACTCACCCGGAATGGTGTTTCAGCACATGTGAGAAACGTATTGCAGGTTGGTTAGCCGTGGCTGAACACATGCTTTATGTACCTATGCACGATTCATTTCGATAAAAAAAGCTTGCTTTTTTACGCAGAAACAGCTTGAATTCCTGTAAGCTTCGCAAAGCTGTATCGCGAGGCGAAATGCAAGTTTTTTCGCACAAGGAAGCCACCGGAAGGTGGTTTTTTTGTGTCCGTAATATACAGCAGCGCAATAAATTCGCTGGTGGTTATTAATACCGTTCTTTCAGGTTGCTGGCTTTTTCGACAAGAGTTATTGGTGTGTCACGTTAACCGGAAAAGGGAAAAAGACATGCTAAAACAGCAGGATATGACAGAAACCGCCAGAGTGGTGTTTAATGAATTAAGCGTTACCGACCCGGCGACAGTCGGGGAGATTGCGCAGAATACTTACCTTTCACGCGAACGCTGCCAGTTAATACTGACCCAGCTGGTTATGGCGGGTCTGGCAGACTATCAGTTTGGTTGTTACAGACGCCTTCAGTCCTGAAGGCTTTTTTATTTGTGGTAAATGGGCGGCTGGTGGGTGTAAGGGGCACCCACCAGCCATCTGCTCATGCGTTGGGTTCACAAGCAAACCTCAGGCCCACTGCTTTGCGCAAAAGCAGAATGAGCCTATCAGAGACAGGCTTAATGATCCATGCTTAATACTGTAAAAATATCCAGTTGTGAGTTAATCAACGCCGACTGCCTGGAATTTATGCGGTCGTTACCCGAAAATTCTGTTGACCTGATAGTCACGGACCCGCCGTACTTCAAAGTGAAACCCGAGGGCTGGGATAACCAGTGGGCGGGTGATGAAGATTACCTGAAGTGGCTGGACCAGTGTCTTGCGCAGTTCTGGCGGGTGCTGAAACCTGCCGGAAGTCTTTACCTGTTCTGTGGCCATCGTCTGGCATCTGACACCGAAATCATGATGCGTGAGCGGTTTAACGTGCTGAACCATATCATCTGGGCAAAGCCGTCCGGACGCTGGAACGGGTGCAACAAGGAAAGCCTGCGGGCGTATTTCCCCGCCACAGAGCGCATTCTGTTCGCGGAACATTATCAGGGGCCGTATCGTCCGAAAGATGCCGGGTATGCGGCGAAGGGCAGTGCACTGAAACAGCATGTGATGGCCCCGCTGATTTCTTACTTTCGTGATGCGCGCGCGGCCCTGGGGATAACGGCAAAACAGATTGCAGATGCCACAGGAAAGAAAAACATGGTGTCGCACTGGTTCAGTGCCGGTCAGTGGCAGCTGCCGAACGAAAGCGATTATCTGAAATTACAGGCACTGTTTGCCCGGGTGGCAGAAGAGAAGCATCAGCGGGGTGAACTGGAAAAGCCCCACCACCAGCTGGTGGATACGTATGCCTCTCTGAACCGACAGTATGCGGAGCTGCAGAGTGAATATAAGCATCTGCGGCGGTATTTTGGTGTGACGGCGCAGGTGCCGTACACGGATGTGTGGACACATAAACCGGTGCAGTTCTATCCCGGGAAACATCCGTGCGAAAAACCGGCAGAAATGCTGCAGCAGATAATCAGCGCAAGCAGTCGTCCGGGTGACCTGGTTGCAGATTTTTTTATGGGCTCAGGTTCAACGGTAAAAGCGGCACTGGCGCTCGGGCGTCGTGCAATTGGCGTTGAGCTGGAGACTGAACGTTTTGAGCAGACAGTCAGGGAAGTTCAGGATTTAATCGTTTGAAACGGATGAGATTGCAGAATTAATTTCGCACCATTATTATTCTGGTCCCGGCCCTTTAGCTCAGTGGTGAGAGCGAGCGACTCATAATCGCCAGGTCGCTGGTTCAAATCCAGCAAGGGCCACCATCACATACCGCCATTAGCTCATCAGGAAAGAGCGCCAGCTTTCGAAGCTGGTTGCGCGGAGTTCGGGTCCCCGAAGGCGGTCCATTATCTGTATCCTGCGTTGTTAGCTCAGCCGGACAGAGCAATTGCCTTCTAAGCAATCGGTCACTGGTTCGAATCCAGTACAACGCGCCACACTTATTTTCCCTGGCTCGCTTTTGCGGGCTTTTTTTTAAATGTCTCACAATTCAGGCGGTTGACTGTTGTCTGGTTTGCGGGGAGTTTGTTAAAAGAAACTGGCATGGTGAATCCCCCTGTGCGGAGGGGCAATCAGCGAGTAGGTATATGGGATAATCGCGGATTCAGGTGCTGGTACTGAATTCACCGGGAGGCACCCGGCACCATGCAATGGCACATAGCGCCACTCTCCAGCCCCTCTCCGGAGGGGCTGTTTATATTGATTTTGTCAGATGTGAGTAAACTCCTTATGGACTTTGCTGTTTTAGTCCATAAGGACATATTTGCAGAGTGCAACGGTTATTAAAGCATTCATTCAATACGTTATCTGTATTTGTAGGGCATTCCTGGCTGTTTTTGATTAAATTCCAGAATGTTTTATTGAATGGTACTACGTTGTAAATGGTTACAGGTAGCACTTTGTTATTGAGCATGATACCTGTGTGAGTCAGTGTAAATATACTTTCAGGAGGTAAGAAAGCATCCGATTGATACCAGATTATTAATTTTATTTTACTCCATATGACTGAAAAAGATATTCCGCATGATGGCTGGATAACTGTATCAATCACAATCCACTTCATTTAGTTTCCTTGTTTATGCCTTGCTGGTGTTGTTCTGAAAAGTATAAATGATAATTTTGAATGTAAACCATAGGGCAGAATTATTTTTCTGATGTTGTTTATTATTTATTTAAATGCAGGGTGGTTTATACCTCGTCTTGTAGTTTATCCATGCATATCTGCTTTATGATGAGGTTTTTATTTAAGGTGTGGTTTTGTGTATTACATGTCAGGTATCTTAAAGAATTATTTTTTAGATGGTGGAAAGAACCATGGCATTTAAACACTATGATGTTGTCAAGGCGGCGTCGCCGTCAGAGCTTGCGGAAAAGCTGACACACAAACTGAAAGAGGGCTGGCAGCCGTTTGGTAGTCCGGTGGCCATAACCCCTTATACCCTGATGCAGGCGATTGCCGCGGAGGGGGATGTGACCACGCCAGTGGTTGTGCCCGGCACGGGGGATGGTGGCCAACGGACGGGAAATCAGTGACAACGCTGCTTTATTACCGTGCAACAGAGTCAGGTGGTTTACTGAATCCGCAGGGATGGGGAGCTGAAGGAGGGCGTGCATTGGTAGTTGATGATGCAGGTGCTGCAGGAGGTAAGGCGCTGAGGTGGACCAAACAGACAGGAAGTTCCTCGTGGTTTATGCAGCATGATGCCGGTAATGGCGCAGACCTGCTGGAGAAGGGCGGGCTTATCAGTTGTCGTTTTAAAGTTGATGGCATACTGACAGCTAATCAGTACGCACTGGCGCTGTACTGGCCGGTTTCTTCACTGCCTCAGGGCGTCACACTGGAAGGTAATGCCGGTCATAACCTGCTGGCGTCGTTTTACGTACAGAGCGATGCCACAGACCTTAATGTGATGTACTACAAGGGAAATGCTGGTCAGAACACGAAGCTGGGGTCATTCGGCGCATTTGATAACGAATGGCATACGCTGGGCTTCCGTTTTGCCGGTAACAACAGTATTGAGGTGACGCCGGTCATTGATGGTAAGGACGGGACGCCGTTCATGCTGTCACAGTCACCGGTCGGCACGTTTACGGCAGACAAATTGCGCGTGACCGATATCACTAGCGGTGCGACATATCCGGTGCTGATTGAAAGTATAACAGTGGAAGTGAATAACCCGTAAGCAGGAAAAAAAGGCCGCCGGGGCAGGGAAAACAAGGAGCCAGAACCGGCGGCAAATGTCGTTATATCCAAAGCAAAACATGCAGGACACTTTTTTAACCAACAGGTATTAACGATGTCAACACCATATCAATAACCGGGAGGGATAATGAGATTTGTACAGCTTATTTTATTGTATTTCTGCACGGTGGTGTGCACGTTATATCTGGTAAGTGGCGGGTATAAGGTTATCCGGAACTATATACGCAAAAAGATTGATGCCGCGGCGGCGGAAAAAATCAGCGCCAGCCAGTCAGCCGGAACAAAACCCGAAGAGCCTCTCATTTCGTAGCAACTTTCTTAACAACACCTTTCAACGAGAAAATCCCATGTCAGAAATAAAATCTCTGGTCACTGCTGAAGCAGTGAAGGACGTCCTGCGCTCTGAAGAAGTCAGAAGCGCACTGAAACAGCAACTCCGCCAGAATCTTGAGGCGCGTCTTGATGCTGAAGTGGATGCCATTCTGGATGAGCTGCTGGGGGGATCCGTTCCTGATGTCGTACTTCACTCAGACCACTGACGGCAGAGTGAATCTGATGCATCACAGGAAAGCCGGAAACACGAAGCTGGGGGAGTTCGGCGATTACGGTAACGACTGGCAGACGCTGGAGCTGGTGTTCACCGCCGGCAGTGCCACGGTTACTCCGAAACTGAATGGAGTGGCTGGCCCGGCATTCCAGGTTATAAAAGACAGTCTGACACTGGGACTGAATGCGCTGACGCTGACGGATGTTACAAAAAATGCAGCGTATGGCGTTGAGATAGAAAGTCTGGTGCTGGAGATAAATGCACCGGCAGCATAATAAAAAAAGCCAGCGACTGACCTGAAAGAAGACGCTGGCTAAAAGGCCTTATATGTTTGTAGAGACTTATTTTTCACAGACAGCAATGATGCCTGTCAATATATTATCAATATGCGGATTGTTTCAGTTACAGATGCTTTATTAAGGAAAAAAACAGCCAGCACTGACTTTCGGTGGAGAGGTGCTGGCTCAAAAGGATAGTTGTATACAAGATGATACTTATGCCTGGCGGTATATTTTCTGACAGACAGTGACGGATGTTGTCAAGATATTGTGTCATTTATAACCTG